AGAATATAAAAATACCTCCTTTATGGAGAAGAGCTCATTGAGCTTACATATAATTGTTTCTTTTTATAAGGAACACTGCATATTTTGAGACTATACAGACAAAAATACACAAAAATTTCTTTTCCGATTTTAAAAATCTGATAGGTCTCTGAAAGGTGCTATAAAGTAAGTACGTGTGGAATGGTTTTCACCGGTTCGAACACTATTAGCAATCTGTGCAAACACCTCTCCGTGCCGCCAAAGGCCGACGTGAAAAGTGAAGCAGTGGTAGATTACAGTTGCAGTTGCAACCGAGGATCGCCTGGCAAGTTATTAGACACACATTGAAAGTTTTATAGTAGGCGGTTACCCCGCTAGGATTTTCTAAATGTCCGAAGAAGAATTTAGATATAGCCTCGTCCGGCCGAATTAATACGACATTAAGAACCAGAGACATACAGATTTTCCCAATGAACATCCAGACACGCATTTTAGAGCAAGAAGACAAAGTCCACGTTGCCCTTATGAAGGGACGTTTTTTCCAGTGGCTGTTCGCTACCATTAAGTTGGAAAAGCTACAGCAATTGAAGAGCACACCTCCGCGTGTGTCTATTCGTGAGAGAATCCGCCAGTGGCGTACGCGCAACCGCGTGTATGCTAATGATGGTATGATCAATGTTTCCCTATATATTGGAGACAGACGCAAGGTTATTCAGGTTGATCCTGATTGGAGCCTTGGAGAGGTGGCGCACCTTTATGAACTACCTGTGCTTGGCACATGGTGGAGTTACAATGGGCGCCCCCTACGCATGACAGTCACGATGAATGAATATGGTATAACAAACAATGCCAATATTATCATCCATGGACGAATCTTGGGAGGAGCTAAAAATCCCCTTCCATTATACCACATCATTACAGAATGTGAACGACAGGTTATTGAGACTTACAAGCATATTTCGTGTGAATTTCAACTACAGGCTGAAGATACCACGGAAGATGCCTGCATTACAGCTCTCATTACAAAAGTTCTAGCAAAACACAAGGAATCTGCATCGAAAGATTCATGGATTGTGGATTTGTTAGAAAGTTTCGTTCAACTTCTTTTCTGGTCAAGCAAGTGTAAGACTAAAACAGATGTCGCGTCCAGCATTGCGCTGGCATACAAATTGCTGACTGGACGAGGAGTTGTTAATGCTACGGTCGGTCTATTAAGTGTTGAAACACTTCAAGCCGACACTTTTTCAGATTTTACG